TTCGGTGGTTGCCGCTTCATCTGCCGCGGGCGTTTCTGTTTTCTTTTTGCCAAAGCCTGGCACAAGTCCGCGCAAGGGATTAACGCCGGCCGTGACAGGCAGCGGCTCGGTAATGCCGAAGCGGTTTTTGCTGACCGCCGTGGCAGTGGCATAAGTAATCAATTCACGGTCGCCGCTGCTGATGGCTTTTTTGCGGTCGCCGTCTTCACCGCGCAGGAATGTTTCCAAGCGCAGAAACCCGACGATATCCACATCGTCTACATATGGCGCGATGCTGTATTTCTGATTTAGACGCAGCGAGTAGCGCATGTAATCATCCACATCCGGCGATTTCATGGTTTCGGTGTCGGCATGTGCCACAAAGACAACGTGCATCCCGCGCTTTTCAACGCAAATCTGCGCCGCTTTTAACACGCGCCGGTGCATAGTGCCGACGGCTGCAAAACCGGCACCATAGCCCCCATTCGCTTGGTTCAGAGACTTTGCCTTGCCGTCCTTGCGCAGCACGTCCTCGCCGAACAAGCGTTCCAGCGCGGTCACGCTATCAATCACCAGCGTCTTGTATTCGTGCTTCTCATGAATCACGGCCTTTAACTGTGACCACAGATCATCGACGTCATGGATGACCGGGAAGGCATCCGGGCGATGCGCGGCAGGGATTGACTGCATCCCGTCCTCGGCGCGTATGAAGATCGGCTTTGGGAATGTCGCGGCAAGCGACGTTTTCCCCAATCCGCTATCGCCGCAAATCGTCACCATAACGGGGCGATCTTGCGGCGTGCTGATGGATTCCATCAAACTCATAATCAGTTCCTTCCGGCTCACTGGCCTTGCGTGGCAGGGTCACGCTCTACAACCTGCCTCTTGACATTACAGCGTGCATTGTTGCAATGTCAAATAGAATTTGCAGCCAAAGGAAAAGCAATGAAACCAGATCAAATTCGCGCGGCTCTACAGGACCGGCGCATAGAGGCGGTGGCCCACGCCACCGGCATTCACCGCAACACGATTGCGCATCTGCGCAGCGGCAAAACCACAAACCCCACATGGGAAACCATGCGCAAGCTGACCGAATACCTGCGATCAACGGATAATGATAAAGCATGATCTATCGCGAGTTTTGGGAGTGTGGCTTTCGCGTGTTTGGCATTTATGGCGCTGACAAAAGCGGCAACTGCGCCTGCGGATGGGATCACTGCCCCCCCGCGTCACTTATGAAGCATCCGCGCGTTAGCAACTGGCAAAACACCCCGCACTGGTCAGAAGAGCAGATCGACGCGATGGCTGACAGCGATCAGTTCGCCACGGGCTATGGCGTCCTGTGCGCGGGCCTGATCGTGGTGGATGTTGACGCCCGCAATGGTGGCGTTGACAGCTTTGCCAGGCTGGTCGAGGCCATACCGGAAATATCCGGCGCAGGTCTAATTGTCGAAACAGGCAGCGGCGGCGGCTCGCGTCACCTGTATTTCAAGGCACCCGAAGGCGTGGCGCTGGTTTCTCACCATGCGGATTACCCTGGCTGCGACTTCAAATCATCCGGCTATGTGATCGGCCCAGGCTCGACCCATGCCAGCGGCAATAAATACACATGGCACGGCTCGCCTGATGATATTGACGACGCGCCAGCCGCGCTTGTGGATCTTTTGCGCAAGCCAGATCGGCACCGGGCAGAATATGAAGGCCGGGCCGTTGATGTGTCTCACCAGGACCTTGCGGAAATGCTGACGCACATTGATCCCGATTGCGATTATGAGACTTGGATTCGATGCGGCATGGCAATGCACGAAGCCAGCGACGGCACGGCCTTTGATGTTTGGGATGCGTGGTCACAGAACGGCACCAAATACCCCAGCAAGGGGCAGGGTCTGGACAGCCATTGGCATAGCTTTGGGCGGTCTGCCAATCCCGTTACAATCGGGACGCTGATCCACTATGCCGAGCAAGGCGGCTGGAAAATGCCTGTTGAGTTCACGCCTGACGAAACGGCGTCTTTCCCAGAATTTGAGCAAGAGGAACAGCGCAAAGATGGCCTGCCTTTTGATATTTCCGGCATCGACCTGAAAACCCCGCCGGGATTTGTCGGTGAGTTGGCGCGCTGGATCGAGGCGCAATCGCGCAGACCGCGCGAAAACCTCGCGGTCGCAGCGGCGCTTTCTGGTTTGGGCAATGTGGCCGGGCTGCGCTACACTGATGACCGTGACGGCGTGACATGCAACACGTTTGTGTTTTGCGTGGCCGGATCGCGGACGGGCAAAGAGGCAGTGCAGCAAGCTCAGGCTGAAATACACCGCGCGGCTGGCATTGCACCTGCAACGCACGGCGCGATCAAGTCTGAGCAGGAAATCACGCGCAACCTGGTTAGGCACCAATCTGCGCTATACATCGTGGATGAAATCGGGATTTTCTTGCAAAAGATCAAGAACGCACAGGCCAAGGGCGGCGCCGCATACCTTGACGGCGTGATCGGGATGCTGATGGCGGCTTATTCCAAGGCGGACGGTTTCATGCTGCTTACCGGCGACATGAAGGAGGATATTCGCGCAATCTTGTCCAAAGAGGCGGCGCAGATACAGAAGCGGTTGGATGAAAACACGCCGCGGCATGGGGAAGAGCAGAGATTACTGGCGGTAACTCACTCAATGGACAATCTGAACAAGGGGCTTGAGCGGCCATTCCTGTCCTTGATCGGTTACACAACTCCGGTGACGTTTGATGAGCTGGTAGATTTTAACAGCGCGACGAACGGATTTATCGGGCGGGCGCTCATATTCAATGAGCGGGACACGGCGCCGCGATCAAAGCGCGGATTTCGCAAAGCGGAAATGACGGAAAAGATGCAAAAAACGCTGGCGCAAATCTACATGCCCGGTGAATTCGACATGCGCGAAGCGGAGCGCGTGGAGTATTACGGCAAGCGGCGCCAGGTGCCAACATCCGACGACGCGCACTATATGCTTGGTCTGGCACTCGAATGGTTCGAGGATCAAGCCGTGGCGCATAAGGGCCAGACCGGCCTTGAGGCGCTATGGCTGGGGGCCTACGAGCTTGTTAGCAAGGTTTCTCTGATCCTGGCAGTCCCGAGTGGTTTGCGAACCTCTGAGCACGTTCGCTGGGCCTATGCGCTCATCAAGCGCGATGTGGATGACAAGATGAGGCTTGTGGTGGCAAATGATCGGCAGAAGGATGCGCCCAAGATGGCGCTTTCGGCGCGGATCGCAAATATCATCGCTGTCGGCAAGGGTGAGAAGGGCGAGACAATCGGCGTGATCTACAACCGCCTGCGCGGGCATCGCCGCACTGATGTCGACAAGGCTCTTGCGCTCATGGTTGAAAAGGGCGTAGTCTCAAAACAAGAGATTGTGGCCGGAAACAAGCAAAAAACGACGCTTTATAGCCTCAACGGATAGCAGATAGCAAAGACCAATAACCTCACTATCTGACGCAACCTGCTGAAATCATTATCCGATAACGGATACACGATTTTAACCCCCTTCCTGTTTTTTTCAGGATGGGGTTTTTTTGTGCCAGGTCGGTTAGCGCATAGACCCCCCCCTACACTCTTTTTTTTGAGAACCCCTTAAGAGACAATTTTTAAAATTAAATCATATGTAATGTATATATGTATATATATCTGTGTATTTATAATAAATAACAAAGGCTTAGACCGATAATCAGTAGCTATCCTTAATGCTATCCAACTATTTGTGAAAACCCCCTTGACCAAACTGTGTAAACAATCAATTGTGCAGAAGCGGCGGCTAGGCTTGATCGGCTGAACACTGGCATCTCCCACCAGATCGCCGCCGCAGCTTTACACAGGGAAACGCCAAGGAGGGCGATATGACACTAGCAGAAAAATACAACGCCAAGGCGCGGGATTTAATGCCCGGCCAAGTCAGCCTTATAGTTGACGACACGTTGACCACATATGCCGAAATTGATGAAGTTGTGTTTCGCCGGTCTGAGTATCTTGGCGGAATGGCGGCGGTTATACTGGAGCTTGTCCAATGAGTATTCAGGAATACAAAGCGTTTGTTGAAAGCAAAACGCACTTAGCCGGGGAGTTTGGGTTCAAGCCGATCTATGAGAACCCCAACGCCTACGACTTTCAAAACCATCTGATAGACTGGGCGCTGACGATGGGCCGATCTGCTACATACGCGGATTGT